ACTGTAAAAAAACTGAAATACGGTTTGTTATTGTTCGGATTGCACCTTTGTAGCGTAAACACGTGCTAATAATTAGCACTCCGTCTAACTTCACTTTCTGTGCTGGGTCAATATAAATGCCTTCAGGCGTTTCCGTTCCAACTGGCACATTGTCAATCGGTATTGATCCGTTTTCGTAATCTAATTCGTAATTATTCCTGTCATCTCCTGCGAGCATTTGCAATTCGATAGCTCGCTGAATCTCCTGTTTGATAACGAAAATATCCGTTGCTTTCATCGTCGAATCAGCGTTGAAAAAATATTTTGTCGAATTAATTATCGGTTCAGTGATATCGCCAACTATTTTAGCAACTTTAACAAAAGGACGAGCAATATACATCTCGTTCATTGCATCCGTTAATTTCGTGCAAACCCTTGAATTTTGAAAAAAAATGTTTTGCAACTGCTCCGATTTTTCGATGAAAACAATCCCCTTGCGGTATAAAGCCTCTTTTTCACTTTTTGACATGTTTATTGTGTCCTTTTCGTCGCTGGTCGGTATAATCGCTTTGGTTACAAAAGGCGTTAAAATATTGTCTGTGTGGTCACCAATGTGATGTCGAACAGAATTTTTTGTTAAACTACCTAAAATAAGTCCAATTGCACCGCAAAGCTCAGAATTATCAGTGTAAACCTCTTTTGCGAAACTGTTATCAGAGAAGTCTTGCGCGCAATCCAACATCACCAAATTAGCAGTCCCTGTTGTTTCGAAATCAGGCAAATCAACATAATCAATATTTTTTAATCCAGTCGAAACAACAACCGTCGCAGATTTGTTAGAAACCGCAAGCATATCAAGTAACTTTGTTTGCGCCGCATTAACTAACGTTACAACGCCTGCCGTATCAACTGCTTGAGTGCCAGTGAAGTATCCTAACAACTGCGTGCTTGAATCAAAAACATTGAGGTCGTCAATGGTTATGGTAGTCGTCAAATAAAGCTGGACTACTGCCAAAGGGCTAATGCTAAAAAGCGTGTTCAAGTGATAAAACAAAAGCTTGTCTTCAGGTAACGTGCTTTCAGCGGACACGAAAACCTTTGTTTCAATTTCAGCTTTCGAAAAAATCTCAATAATCGTGTCTTCTGTAGTGCCAACTGGCACGTCAGTCATACCCCATACAAGACCTATGTACTTGTCTCTTGAGGCTGACGGACGTGAATTGTTGGCTATATATTCAATATTTACGCTCATTTTTTAACAGATTCTAACATTTCCAAACTTTGTTTTTCGTTTGATTTTTGAAGATCAAAAATGCGATCACCTAAATCAACGCAGACCACCTCGTACACTTCGTAAAACATTTGTTTGAAATAGTCTTTCGTTTCTCGATTTTCATCGAGCAAGTCTTTGTCTTTGTTGATTGACAAGTTTTTTTCTTTTTGCGCAAACAAATTTAAAGCCCCAAAGTCGAAAAAAATCTCGTAATAATTAGCCCTTTCTTTGTCTTTCGATCGAACAACAAAAGCCTTGAAATTCCCAGTTTTATTCGCTTTTTTTTGGTTTATGAAAAAATCAGCAATAAATTTTTTGTTAAATTCGATCCCTAAAATTTGCTTTTTCAAATTTTCGATAAAAGTTAAAGGCTTCTGTACGTCTTTTACCTGTACGTCTTGATTTTGTTCTTTATTTTCCATTTTATTTTAACTTTTTTTTAAAAATTTTATTCACCTGCAATCACAACGGCTACTCCTACCTGATCATATCTGCTTTTCCACGCCGTAACGGCTAATTGTGCCATTCTTTGGTCGTTTGTCGCATATTGTGCGTTCATCGTGTCAGACCACAGTCTTAAAGGGCTTCGTCCTGCTGATAAAGAACCGTCAATCCAAACCAAGAAAGCTTCTCGGCTATCAGCTGTTATTAAACTTCCGTCGGCTTGACCAATGTAAGTGTTTAACGCATTGCGTTTGTAAACTGCGTTTTTTGTCGCATCCGCACGAACCCAAAAATTACAACCGTAAGAAGTGAACGCCTCTTTCAATCCCCAAGAAAACTCTTTTCCTGTGGTGTTATAAAATTCCGTCCAAGTCAGCTCCTGCTTAATATTCAAAGCGGTTTGCGGGTCGATTAACCAGTTAATCGTTCCTCCTCTTGCTTTTTGCAACTGCAACTTTGATTGCACACGCAATATATCATCTGCGGTTAAACTTTTTACCGTTGCACCATTTCCAAGATAAGAAGGACGTGTAGCACCTGTAGTTAAATGCGTGAAATACTGATATTTTGGGGCTGTAACGTCAATCTCTGTATCAACGCCTGTTGGATTGATCAAGCATTTGCGTATAATTAAATTCGCCGCTTCTTCTTGCAGTTGCTCTATAATCGAAGACCAATCTTGATTGAAGTAATCTTTGAAGAAAGACTCTTGTTGCTGGCGTGGAACATAGCTGACTAGCTCTGTTTCCAGCCAAGAAGCCGTCTCAAATCTGCTTAATGGTGTACGGTTTATAGGCGTTTTGCTATCTAAGGCAACGTTATTGCCTTTTCCGTAGTTAATCGTTCCTCTAATAATGGCTGGCAACGTGTTTTGCCTCGCAAGTTCTACTTGATAGCCATCCATTGTTAGGTTGTTATCAGTATTAAATTTAGTTAAAAAACTATCATTTAAATTTAACCTTTTTTCATAATTTGAAAGGTCATATATGACCTTTTGTGTATCTACTGCTCCTGACATAATTTAAGTTTTTTAAAAGTTGTTAATATGTTGTACTCTTAGGTTTTCGAAAATATATTTTTGCTCTTCAATAGGTAATTTACCAAATTTTTCTTGATATTTTTCGATTTTTTCACCTTTTTCTAAAAGCTCTCTTAAAGGGGTTTCTTGTTGGTTTGCTTTAGCCGAAGCTGAGGCTTGAAAATCGACTTGTTCAATCTTTTTTTGCTCTTGTTTTCTGCCTAAAACCGCTGAAAGCTTGATCAAGGAAAACACATCTTGTTGCATCGCTAACAAGTCCTTGTTTTTTTCATCGATCGAAAATTCTGCAACTAAAAAATCACTAGCTTTTTGCAAGTTTTCTTTTTTTTCGTTTTGCAAAGAAATTATTTTACTTTGCAATTCCTGTATCTGCGTTTCTTTCGCAGAAATTGTTTGGTTCGCAAGCACCAAATCGGCTTGCAGTTTTTCTATTTCCATAATTGTTTTTTGAGTATTAATTTCTTTTTTTGCAACCATTTTTATTTCTTCGACCTTGTCATCCGTTAAGTAAAGCACCTGTTTGTCAATAATGCCTAATTGCTGTAATTCTTGTAAATCAGTAAAATAATAGTCTTTTTTAGTATCGATTATATTTTTAAAAACTTCGTATTCGACACCTGTAAGCTCGTTTAGTTTTTTTGCGAACGAAATATTTGCCATTTCGGTGAGTGCTTTTTGTTCATCTTCTGAAATCGCTGATTTGTCAAAAGTAGCAGGGAAACTAGCGGTATGTATCATCACACCAGCGTTAGCTCCTAAGTATCTATGCCCTTTTGTACCAGCTGAAGCGATCAACGAGGCGGCCGAATAAGCTCTTCCAGTAACCACAGTCTCTACTGTTACGCCTTTTTTTTGAATTTCTTTTAAAAAATCAACAATATAAAAAGCTGAATCAACACTTCCACCTAAGCTGTCAATCATTATTTCGATATTTTTGACGCTCATATTTTCCCTGAAAATGCGCTCTAAATCTAGCAAAATAGTGTCTTCTCCTATATTTTTATTCAAATATAAGGTGAATTTTCCGTTCTTATGATCTATATACATATTCGCAAATTTAATGAAAAATTAAACAATAATCAATAATTTTAACTTTTTTTTTAAATCAAGTCGTTTTGATGCAAAAATTACGCTCTATACTAGTAATATCGCCCACTTGACTAGGTATAGGTCGGTTGATTTTTTCATTCGTGTCAATCACTAATATAGAGTAACGCTGTTCCCTGATGATTAATTCCGAGTGCGGAAGTACTGGGCTTTCACCTCTAAAAGTCAAAGTATTGAACGGACTGTCTTGTTGCATCATCCTTATTTCTAATTCATCGCAAATGGAAAATATCTCCCTGTGCTTTTCAATGTTGAAATCTTTATTTTTTATGCAAACAAAAAGCGAAAAATCAACTTGACGTTCTAACGAAAAAATATCTTGGCTTGAATTATAGTTTATATAATCGCTATTAAAATCAATGTTTAAAAACAAAGCATTTTCTATGTGAAATATTTCTGCCGTTTCCTCATCATTTTGGTTGTTCCAAGTCCCAAAAAACTCAAAGCCCATTTCTTCTGAAATGCTTTGCAAATAGTCCATTAAATCTACCCTCCACCCCATATTTATTTGATATTTTCTTTTAACATTTTATCGACGGCGTTTAAAATTTTGCGATCCAAAACGTGAGACGGACCCAAAAACTCCCTAGCAACCATTTTACTTGTACCGAAATTAATATTTGCCGAATAAGGCAAATTTGAGTTAATGATTATTTGATTTGAACTTATTTTATACGCCTTGATCGAATTTCGCAAAGAACCAGTCTTAACGAGTATAGCTCTTTTTGGATCTATATCATTTTTTCTTTTGTCCCATTTACCTGCATCCGTTTTTCCTCCTCCGCTTCGAAAACCAGCTTGAAAATGGCGTACAGAAATACGAGCTATTTCTTTTGCTATCTTTATTTTTGCTTCTTTTGTTTGCTTTTCTAATATTTTTGTCAGATTATACGCCATCGTGACGTCCACATACATACTCATGGTATTATTTTTTTAGGTTAAAAATGAAGAAAAATCTAAAATGTCGTCGAAACAGCTTTCTAATTCCATCGTGAATGGTATTTGGCTTATAGTCTCTTTACTTCCGAACGTAAAGCTTTTCAAAATAACCTTGTTAATTCTTGCGTTGTTGTTCAATTCTGAGTGCCTAATGTTTATGCCCTCCGCCACTTGATTATACCCGAAAAAAGCATCTAATTTGTCTTTAGGGTACAAAAAGTCTAATTCACTAACTATCTTTCCCTGTATCCGTATTTGATAAGGGTTCAAATTCCAAAATTCTTGGATCACCCCAAGATCACGCACAGAAGTACTTATTATTTCCTTTTCGCACGAAAAATCAGTAATAAAAAAATGCAAAAAGCTAAGCGTTGGTAAGACTTTTGTAGTTCCGTTTGACATCCTGTAGCTTCCGCCAATGAAGTCAAATCTATCCAAAGCTATGGCTAGCGTTGGGAAAACGCCTTTAGGCAACAGCTCTTGTGCCGTTCCATTTATCCGTATTGTGATAGCCTCTGTTATTTCTCCTATTTTCATTTTAGATTGAAGTTGTTTTTAATAAAACTTTCTTTATATTCGGCTGGAATATCGAAATACGAATGCTTGCCCCTCCCCTCTTCTTTGAAGACCCAATCTGTTTTGGCTGGATTTCTTGCGAAGTCTGGGTTTTTTTTAAAAAATTCGTTTATTTCTTTTGTTTTTCTCTCAATTTCGCCTTTTGAAGACAATTTAAAATCGGCCTCAAATCTACTCACCCCAACAACACTGCATCTGCAATTATACCCATTCGGAGGCGTTATAGTGTCCCATAACGGATCGTTAATAGACAAAATCAAGCCATTCAAAGCCTCGTGGTCATCACGTGTAAGCTCGTCACCAACTGCAATATATTGCAAGTACTCAGTACCTAATTCTTTATTTTCATTAAATATTTTCGCCTGCTCAATGTTAGCTATCGCATTATTTCTTTCAGCCTCAAGCCAACTCACGTTGTATGTCTCAAATGTTTCTAGAGCAATTTCTTTGAATTTTTTAAACTCTTTTTTGTCGCCGTTCTCATCATAAAGCAAAGACGTTAAATAATCAGCTTGCTTGAACGTCTTAGCTCCGCTAAATCTACCTACATTTTGTATTTTTTTTTCTAAAATCCGAGTAGATAAAAAACTTTTTTGAACAGAAATGATCGGATTAGCCAATTCCTCAAAATTATATTCGTAAATGAAGTTAAAATCTGACAAATCATTTAACTTTTTGCCTCTTCTATATGAGTATAAAGTAGGCAAAAAATCATTGAATTTATCTCTTATTTTTTTTATCATTGTCATTAAAAAACAAAAATTTTAAAATAAATGTATGAGCAATAATCAAGCAAAACATGAAGAAGGGATTTTTCAGGTCTTCTTGAGAAATAATCCATTGAATGATCGAAAAAATTGCCTTTTCCATGTTTTAATATTTATATTTTCTTTGATTTTATAAAAAAAGTAAACTATTAAACAGCTTAAAAAAATGTTTGATATAACAGCTGTAGAAGAAAAATTTAAGCCGACAAACTGAGCACCAAAACTCAAGAAAACAACTGGGATCATAAGCATAACCCCAGATGTTACCGCTAAATCAGACATTCTTTGTTTTTTTGAATATTTTAATTTATTTAGAAGCAATTTTGTGATCAAAATCAAAATACATAAATGCAATAGCATTCTTGTAAGTAATTCATTCGGATAAACCGAATTTAACGCATAGCTAAATAATGTTAAAAAAATCAAAAAACAAACCATTTTAATCTTCTTTTTCTTCTTGTGTTTCTTTTGGACCACCTCCGCAACATGTTTTTGGACCACCTCCGCAACACTCAAGCCACATTCTAGCCTCTTGAATTTTTGTCAAAACAATGTTAATTTCTCTGCTTTTTTCAAAGTTTAAAGCAATTTTTTCGGCTTCTTTTATTGTGTTTAAAAGAATTTTTTTAGCCGTTGTTTCTGATATTTTTTGTTCCATGATTTTTTTTGTTTAAATATACACAAATATACGATTTTTTTTAAATTTCTTGTTTTTTTTTAAAAAAAAGATGTAATTTTGTTTCGTGTTTTAAGAAACATTCATACCTATTGAAATTTGTGCCACCCAAAAGAGGGTGGTTTTTTTATTTTAAAAGCTGTATGTTCTTTTCACTTCAATTAAAATTTTATCACCCAGCCTGTAAGAAATTTTAACAATTTGATCAAATCTTTTTTTAGCATCCACCGACTTTTTTAGAACAAAATTAGATTCTTCTTCTCCGATAAGAATACAGCCTTTTGTGTCTTTATTTGTGTTTCCAACGTGTGGGCACAATACACCTTCATAATTAGGGACATCTTTCAGCCTAAATGTTAAACCGAATTTAGCGTGATTTTCTAAAACAGCCTCATAAATTCCGCAAGGAATAGCAGTTTCTCCATATTGCTTCTTTGAAGGAAAAATATCTAAAAAACGATCACAATCTTCAAGTGTTAGAAATGTTATTAAAGGATGTTTTTCAAAAGATATTATTCCTGTACATCCTTTTTCACTGTTTTTTTTTCTTGTTATAGTTATTTTGTCCATATTATTTTTTTTTCAGACGATTTTTCTCCTGTTTTTTCAACGTTTTTTAATAATAATATTTAGCTCCCGCAAGATAAACAGCCATCTTCGAGGTCGCACGTTTCTTGTTCTTCTGCTTGTTCTTCTTTTTTTTCGGTTTCTATTTCTAAAAATCTGTCGTAGTTCAAGAAATTTTCTTGGTCAAAATCTTCTTCCATGCCCTTTATTTTTTTCCAAAGTTAAACAATTTTGACAATAAACTTTCGCCTGTTGTGAGATCAGAAAAACCTAAATTAAACGACTTTATGTAACTAAATGTTAATTTATTTATTTCTTTTGTTAAATTCGTTATTAACAAGTCCAAGTCTTGCTCTTCCATGTTCGCTTTTGCGAATGTTTCAACTGTTTCATAAACAGTTATTTGTTCGTTCATTATCTCTGAAATTAGCCCTTTATCAAGGCTTTCGGATGGTTCTGAAACCATGTTAAGAATACCAATAGCGTAATAATTGGTTACGCTATTTTCCATCGCTTGTACGTTGTTTATAAATTTGTATGTTTGTGCCATTTTATATTGTTATTTAATGTTAATTTAATATTAATTTAGTTTAATTACTCTAGCCGACAAGTAAAATTGAATGTTAGTTATAGTTAGTGTTGCTCCAGTATTCTGTATAATTGGGAAACGAATCCCTGTTAAAGAAAAATTATCAGTTAATCCGATAGTTCTAGTCGTTAATTCAACGAATTCAGCGGTAATAGTGTTTGTGTTCAAATCTTTTATATGTTTAGACGATCCAAGCAAAGAACCGTCAGAGACTCTTTGAATATCAAACGGTAATACACGTACCGTCCCTGTAGCTCCGCTATAAGTACCTGTAATACTTATTCGCATCGTGTATTCTACCTCGCCATCTACTGCTGGGAAAATAAGTACTGGCGACAACGGATTTGTGGCATCGAATACAAAATCGACTAACTTCAGCTGCATGTCGTTTACCGAAAGCGTTGGTGTAGGCGGTGTCGTTCCGTTCATGAAATATTGAAAAAAGTTCTGCGGTGTTGGAGAATTAAGAATGTTTGCCGAAAATCCGCTCCTGCTTATCGCCCAACTCCAAGAAACGTAATCTGCTATTTTCGAGTTTAATTTCGCCCCAAAAAAACAAGCCGTAAAAACAGTAGAGCTTACTGTATTCGCAACCGAAGAGGCTTTAACATTGAACATTTTAATGTTGGCGAACGACCCAACATTAAAAACACCAGTCGCTCCAAGATCGGCATTGTAAATAGAAGAATCAGAAGCGCCAATACTAATGTTAATATTGTTCGAGTCTGTATTGTTTAAAGCATTCAAAAGACCAGACAATTTCATGTTACCAGTTTGAGCACTATCCGGCTTAAATGTAATTGCCCCAACAACAGCCTTATTATTCGTTATGTTTAATAAGTCATCTGACGTCGAAAACGTACCATATAACTTGATTTCTCCGAAAAAAACAAAATTATTGTTGCTCGTTACTTCTAGTACTTTCGCGCAAGTAGATCCTCCGCCTTTTATCGCTAGCAAAGAATTTTCCTCTATTTTCCCTGAAACCGAACCGGAGGTATAAGAAAAACCGCTAGCACCAACGTTTGGCAAGGAAATATTAGTGATGCCGTAGCCGTAATAATCTTTTATTCTTGATAATTGGCTGATGAGATATGTACCAGATGTTGAACCGGAAAAATCAAGATTTATATTTCCTTTTATAAAGTTCAAAAGACCAACATTTTCTGATGACAAAAAAGGAATACCGGCTCCGCTAGTAGGATTCCATGTAATTTTACCGTTCCCTTCCGCATCCAAAATAAAATTATTTTCGACAACGCCGTTATGTCTAACAGGGTTCGAAAGAACATTGCTAAAAGTTACGTTTATATTATTTGCTATAGTTATTCTGACAGTCCTAGAGAAAAGAAATTGACTTGTTTGAGCAAAATCGCCAATAGCGTAAAACCAAGAAAAACCAGCGTTATATGCCTCTGTAAAATCAGCATATTGCCCTCCAGCTCCTACTGTTACAGGTGTTAAAGAATTTAACAAATTTTTAACAAATTCAGTTGTAGCAATTTTTGTTGAATTGTCAGAAATCAAAGGTGTTGGCGCGGTTGGTGAGCCAGTGAAAATAGGCGAATCTAACGGAGCTGAACCTGTTACCATGTCATAGCTATAGTCACCAATCTCAGGCTCTACGTTCCCTTGTCGCCCATTAAAGAAATTAACGCCAGGAGAAGCAGAAGAGTTAGAATCCTCCCAATCGGTTTCGTTCCAAAACCAATACGTCCCAGTACTTACAACGTAAGCAGTCCAGCCGATCTGACCGACTGGAAAAGCTGTTTGTAAAGCCACTGGATCGTCGTACGTACCCTTGTTTCGCTGATCTTGGCTATTTAAAAAAAAAACCGAATTTGCGAAATAATTCACGAAAGATTGAAACGTTGGGAAATCTGCTTTCAGTCTTACAACGCCGTTTTCGTCCGTTATGGACGTCAATGTTACAAAATCAATTGCGACGTCTGAATTTATAAATCTTATAGTCTCGTCTTGCGTATTAACACGGTAACGAGTTTCTATTTCTAGACTTCCTACAACGTTATCATCGTCTTTAGCGATAACTATTTTGTTTCCTTTTTTAATGTACTTCATTTTATTCTTGTTTTTTTAAATCGGTTTTATAATTAGGGTTTCGATATATAACCTGGAAATCAAAAATTACGTTTCCAGTTCCTTCTTCTACTCAGTTATTTTTGATTTTATTAACTTCTACCGTAATATCGCCAGGAAATTTAGGATTAATGTCCCAACTAACGCTTGTGTATGGGATGCATTTCCTTAATGACCATAAGAACGCAGCATCTCTAAAATCTATATATTTCTCCTCAAATCCGTTGTAAATAGAAATACTGAATTTTTTTGTGTCTGTTGGATAATTGGACACGGTAATTTTAAATTCATATTTGTTGCTTGTAGGCATTTTTTCGTTATTAACCCACTGCCCTTGTGAATTTTGTTTGATGGATCCATTAATAAAGTACATGTTTTTATTTTTTAAAAAATTAATAAACAATTAAAATATTTACAAGAGTTCCCCCTGGAATGGCAAGTCCAGAAGCAACAGGATTCGTCGTTCCGCCATCAAAAAAATTGTTAGCGCCAACTATGTTAATTCTTGAGTTGGCAGTGTCTGTTCTTATGTTGAATTGAGGGAATCTGTATGTTCCTCCTGTGTTTTGTCTGCTCACCTGAACATTTAAATGCTCAATGTTTGCCGGACCCGAATAATCGATATTGATTGTACTACCTTGACTGCTGTTGTTAGGTATGACGAAATTATAACCCGGCGGAAAACTTGACTTAGCCCGAACAACTTCATATCTGTCTACAATAACATTAGGATTGTATTTTAAGATCGCGCTGTAAATGTATGGTATATTTCCTATCTGTGCCGTAAGACTAGATATAGAAGAGGCAAGAGCAGATATTGAAATGTTTTCGATAAAAAGAGTTAATTCGATCCAATCCGTAGTGTTAAGATCAGGTGAAGTAGTGTTATTTGGGTTGTTTGTAATTTTAACATAACGCTTGTCGTTATGCCAAACAATTGAGTTTTTTTTATATGCCGCAATAAATGCGTTAGTACGCCAATACATATCAGGCGTTACGTCTTGATGAAACGCCGTCTGTGCTTCTTGTGAATCCAGTAAAAATGCCTGTGAAGGCGTTGTGATAGGTGTACTCATATTTACGCGTGTTTGTTTTAGTTAATTTTTTGTAAAATGGCAACGGAATAGGTCGGCGATAAAGCCAATACGTAATCATTCGCTCCATCGTTGAACGCCAACGTGTAAGCCGTGACTATGTTTATACTCGTTCCTTCGCCCAACGGTAAAGGTAGTAATTTTCCGACTAATTTAGAAATGTATTGCAAATCTGTCGGCAAATTAGGGTTATTTAAGTCTGTCGGAGGAATGAAAATATCAACGGAAGCCTGCTCAAGCAAAGGGTTTACGTTCTCATCTAAGTATCCGATAACCTGTATATTTCTTCCGATCGGATCATACAGATCATTGATAAACGTCTCAAGACAAGGGCGGTTTGGTTCAGGCAAATTTAAGTTTAAAGCTCGTGTTAATTGGTCTCTGTAAATATTAACATTGTTTAACAAATCACCAATCAATAAAGCAAAATTATACCAAATTGATTTTTCTTTTAACCATTTTGGCAGTTTTTCGGTTGCTTTAACTAAATAATCAAAAAATATCATATCCTTGCGTTAATATAAGTGATTAATAATTCGACGTCTTTAATAAACCCTCCGTAAGGTTTATACTGCTGGCCTGTAGCCGTTAAAATATTTGTTGTTTGAGAAAGGTCATTAGACTGACCTTGAGCTCCTGTGAATTGTATGTTACTCACGCTCGCACCTATGCCAAGTACAGCCTGTGTAAGCTTTGATAAAGCTAAAGGCGAGCCGAAATTAACATTAATCGCCTCACGCTGTAACACTTCTTCGACTATTTTATTTCCGCCAACAATCAAAGCTCCGTTGTCCGCAGGAACTGACGATCCAACAATAAATACCTCAGCATCCACGTAAACAAAGGCAATTAACGTTAATTTATCACCCTCTGAACTCGTAAGGCGATTAAAAGGCGTTCCTCCTGTGGTAGTGCCGATGATAAAATTAACGATCGGTGCTTTGTCAAGAACGTAGTCAATCAATGCGTTCATTTCCGTTTCGTTTAACGGAGCAGGTACGCCGTTGTTTGATTTTGCGACCTTAACGAAAATAGCTAGTCCGTTGGTAGTTACCTCAACGAATTTGATTATTTTTTTCGCTTCATCTAACGAGGCGTAACCTAGCTGATACCAAGTATCGACAATACTTTGATCGCCAAACTGAAAATCTAAAAAAAGCTGAATATAACCGTCAAATCCCATTGGTCTTTGCTTCAATATCGCTTTTTGGGCGTCACTTATCATCGTCTCCATGATCGCAAAAGCCCAAGCAAGTAAGGTGCAGAACAAACCTATAAGGATGTTATGCGGAGCAGCTGGGCTTGTATTCGTTAAATTAGCACGCAAAACGTCGTTCGCTTGAATAAAGTCTTGTGCTTGCTGGTATAATTCCTCTTTAGTTTTCATTTCTTCGCATATAATTAGGCTCAATATAATCAAGCTTTTTTTCGACTTCTAAACCTGTTAAATCTTCGATATCCTCATTGCTAATATCATAACCAGCTTGCGTAAGTGCTTTAATTTTCTCAAGGTTCACTTGTATTGTTTCCTTGATATTTTTTGACAATTTAACAGTTTTATTCGCTAAATTAAGTCCGCAATACGTTAAAACATTCTTAAAATCAATATCGTCAAGCATTGCCTCGAACATTGCTTCGTAATTTCTTAAACGCAAATCGGTGGCCGTCATCTGAGCATCTGACTGCCTGTAATTCGTCGTTTCTGATAATTTGCTGCCCAAAATAACCTCGCAAACCTCTTGCTCTGCGTTTAATTTTGATTGGCTCGTGAAATTGATCCCATCGCTAGGGATAGAGTGCATTTCCATGACCGTCTCAGGCGTTCCTAAGTAATATTTGGAAATTTTAAAATCTTCAATGGCGTCAATAATTTCTTGTTTTCTGCTCGTATCTTTCGTTTCGCTTTTCTCGTTTAATCCGTCTTCCTTGACTAAAACATAAGGATAGATACCATCACTTGCGAATTGCGTTACAGATGCGTTTGCGTTGTCAATTAGAGCCAAAGAATTAAAGCAAGAGCTTAGAATTCCTTTAAAGTCGAAAAACAAAAAGAAAAAGCTTTTTTCATCATTTTTTGGATCGTTAAAATCAACAACCGCAGCAAAATCATTGCCAATCATTTTTTGAATGGTTCTGTTGGCTGGATTGATCAGTATTTGCGGAACCTTGTTTAAAAAATCAAATTTATTTTTCTCTTTTTTATACGCACCGATTTGTATCGCGCCAAAGCCATAAAAAAACGATTCAATAAAAAAATCAATGATTTTAGTCTTAAATTCGATCCCATTTAACACCTTGCTTGTTTCTTCATCTTCTTTTTCTTCGTCGATCATTACCTTGATTGTGGAGCTTACAAGGTGGGCAGATATAGTCGTTTTCAGCCGCTCGACAACTGGAATAAAATCAACGCATTTCTTGTAAATATTATAATAACAGCGGTAATCTGCGTTGCTTTCAACGTCTTGTATGGCGAACAAAACGTCTTTTCTTGTAAAAAGAAAATATTGCGCAGAAGCGTTGTTTGTCTTGTAAAATATCAAAGATGAATTTGTTGCCTTTTTGACTGGCAATTTATCCGTCTCCGCTTGTTTGTAAGGTGCGAACCAATTTTTTATCTTTTCAAGCATTTTTTTTTAATATTTTGGCGTTTCAAAAAAACCGACAACCCTCTTTGTGTTTCTATCGCCTGCCAAATATTCAGGCGTTTTAGTTATTTCTGGCATCGGAAGTTTGCCTTTATACATTTTCTCTATTTCATTTTTTATATCATCTAACTGTTCTTTTAAAAACGTGTTTCCGTTGTTAGCCGTCTTTCGCATCATTATTCTTGTTCCGACAATTCTAGCCAAATAAGGCATCAATAAAGCGTTCCTGTCGTCTCCTGTTTGTGAAAGTTCATTCGAAATATCTAAAAACGGGGTCAAAGTCTTTGTCGCCCAGCTTTCGGTCTCTTTCGAGAATAAAGTGATTATTCGTTCTCTATCTAATATATCTATTTCTTTGAATGTTTCATCTATATATTTTTTAGTAAATTGATCACAAAGATCTTCATAAGTAATATACGCCATAATTACAAATTTACGAAAAAAAAATTAATATCTCACTGCAACGTTTCTTTTAACGTCTTTTAGTGAAACAAACGTGTCTCTTTGTCGCCAGCTTATCATTTCGTCCTTAAGATACGAGCAGATCGCATACCGAAAAACATCCGAGAAATGCCCCTCTCTTTCGTAGCTCAAACCATCTTTAGTCTTTGCCTTTTTCTTTGTCATACCACCTTCCTTGTCGCTTTGAACTGTCAAATAATCAATAATCGCAGGCGAGCAGTGTATCTCGTCAATTAATACCTCCCATCCGTTCCATCCGCTTAGTAAATCATTAACGAAAGCACAGGATTTAGCGACTGGAGGATTCGATCTAAGAAACCTATCGAAAACATCAAATTCGCTTTTTTTAAGTTCTTGAAGAAAAATATCGGTGAACGATCTTGAGTTTTCATCAATAGCATTTCCGCTTTTCGTGGAAACGTCACCAACTACTATCACGCTCATGTTCATCTTTTCATTTTCAGACTGCAATTCATGTAAATATTCAAGCGCTAATACGCCAGCTTTACGTGAATGATTATAAGGGTTAGCACAAGGCAACGCCTTAATTTGCGTTATTTTTTTATTCTTTTTATCAAATTGCCAAAATGAAACAGCTATGTAAGGTAATTTGTTTTCGTCTATCGAAATAACAATTGGCAATTCATGGTTATGCGGAGCGTACCCAACATGTTTTTCTTGATCGAAATTATAAAAGAAAGCATCATCAATTTTAGTGACGTAGTCCCAATTGCCCTCTACCTTTTCTTCGTATTCCGCCAACGTCATAGACTCTCGTAAACGTGATTTATAAACCTCTTTGTCCTCGATACCAATATTATCATCAATTTTCGCTGGTATATAAGCAATTCCGTGTTCAAGCAAGCCGTCACGCCATTTATCGTAAAATCTTGACTTGACCCAACCTCTTTGTGGGTTAGATGTTCCAACGGCAAAATTAGGTGGCTGCCCAAATTTACCAGTCAACGGATTTGTGCCATTTCCAGCTTGCTTCCAGCTACCAACACGAGCCATAAGGTGGTTAAATTCGTGTTCCTGCACGTCCATTTCATCGAAGGCAATGCCGTTTGTCTCAATATTTAAGTGCGTTGTCGTGCCGCCCTTTGCTTCGGTATTAGTTGAAAAAAGTTTAATCATAGAGCCGTTTTTAAAATAGAAAGAATTGGTTTGACCGTTAAATTTTGCAACTCTTTTCAAAAAATCAAGCCCTAGCATCATTTCCGTCACACTTTCACGCAAAACCTTCATATGTCGGCGAACAATAGTCCAGCGAGATTTAGGATAGAGCAAAGCCAGTGTGATGAACAGAAAAACAATGTTATAGGTCTTTCCTCCGCGAATTGCACCTCCATAAAGAATGAAAAAAAAGTCTCCACTAAGCAACTTTTGGTTACAAAGTTTTTGTTTTTCTGATTCTTTAAAAATAGTCGCCACTTTTATTTTTCTTCAATCTTTATCTTACTACCTCCAATTTCAATCACCGAAACGCTGATCTTTTCGCCTTGACTTGTAATATCGGTATAATTGGTCGGCTTCCCAATCGTTCTATCTAGCATTTTTTCGATCACGTCAAAACCTTTACCTGATAATATAGCTTTTCCGACGACCCTAATCATGGCTGGCTGTTTTTCGTCCACTACCATACGCTTAAGTTCCTCTAAATCAACGTTAATTAGCCGAAGATAACAGCCTTTGATTTCTTTCGCCGTCGCTTCTTTTACTCCTTTCTCTTCTAATTCTTTATTTACGGAGCTGATTGTTTTTCGGTTCGCTCCAGTCCTGTTTATATTTTGTTTGTTCTTTGCAAAACCGTTTGAATTCCATTTATCGCCGAAATTGTTAGTCATTTTTTTACTTGCTTTTAAATTGCTTCTAATTTGCTGTTTAAAATTTTTGGTGTTATTTGTGCCCAATATACTTTGTGATGCCACAACGCACCTCGTTTCGTATTATGTAAATTTAATGTTAATTTTGCATTATTTGGATCTTGCAAAACGGATCCAAAACTTTTCCGATAACTTCTGTCTGTAGCGTAAATATGCTTAGTGTTCCCATCTATCTTGTCCATTTCAGCCGTTTGACCTCCGCTACGCAAAATAGTAGCCAATCCGAAATTTGCGACACCTCTATGCCATTTTTTAATCGAAAAATTAACGTCTTCGTTTAAGATCATGTTTAATTCTTTTTCGCTCCAATTCTTGTCAATAATCCAAACCTGCATAATGTTGAATTTCGTATTCGGATAAGCTCCGCCACTATAACCACCGAAAATTATACCAGTATTTCTCGTTAATTCATGTAATTTTTCAATCAAATAAATCAACCTGTTTTTCGTATAGGTATTAATGGGTTTACTGCCGACTATCCCTGCGTAATCGTCATCCAAGCAAACACTTATACCGTTATGTTTTCTCGCCGACTATGTAACCAGTCCGAGCGTTAAATATAATCGGTTCGACGACTCCAAATTTCTCAAGACTTTTTTTTAAATTTTCCTCTTGTTTTTTCGTCGCCTTGCGTGGGTTATAAGGAGCCGGATTCAGCTCCTCTATCTTTATTTTTTTAATTTCCATTTTTCAAATTTAGCAATTATTTTTCAATTTTAGGTATATTTCTCTCGTTAAATAAACATCATAAGATGCTTTGTGTAATTTTTCTTCTTCAACTTTTATATCAAAATACTCAGCAACAGTGCGAAGTTTAAAGTCTTTTAGTTCAGCTCTCTTTTCCGCTAAAAAAAACGTCGCAAGAACCATAACGTCAATGCTGTTCGCCCAAAAATAAGAACCAAAATAGTTATCATTATTTTGCACGAAAAAAGCCCTAAAAAAAGCGTTGTCAAACGAGGCGTTGTTATAGCCTACGAGATGAAATTTATCTTTTTTGTCAAATTTATCAACGTATTTATTTAACATTTCTGTAATTTTTTTATAAACTTCACCCATTGGCGGATAAGCTTGGATTTGGTCTAAAGTAACGTTGCCGACATCTAACGCTCCTTGTTCTATTTTCGCCTTTGGATTAGGCTGAACGTGAAAGCAAAACTCCTCTTTAGTCTCGCCGTCTATTTCGATCAAACCTGAAATCTCATGAATACCGTGTTTCCAGAAATTCGTTCCTGTTGTCTCTAGGTCGTAAAAAAACATCTTCATTTTTATTCTTTTATATTTTAACGCTAATATTAATAACCGAAACCATATCTTTGTTTTTAACAACGTTTATTTGAAAACAAAAACCTAAATTTTCCCTACAATTAGGCAAAAAATAGAACGATATACATCCTTCGTCTTGTAGACGAGTAATAAATGGATCCATAGACTCTATGATCTGCTGAAAAAAAGAATTTAAACAATTAAATTCGTCTTTTATTTTATTTTATTTTAAAAAAAATAAACTTCTTCCACACATGCGTTTTTATTACTTAAAATTGAATTAAATCCGTTATTTATACTATTAAATCTTTTTATATATTCCGATTCTTTTTTAAAAACTTCTGTATCAGAAATATTACTTGGTAGTTCTTCAAGTACCTCAAACGTCCAATCGCTTATATTAGAATTTCTTAAATAAACGCCAAATGGAGACATAGAATGCTTTAAGTGATTCCACCATCTGAAAAACGGTGCATTTCTCGTTTTACCTACATAGCATTTGCCAGTAGCTTTTTCAGTTATTTTATAGATATAATTTAAACTATCAACATTAATGTAATTTAAATCATCAGGTAAATCAACATCTTTAAATGCTACTTCTTTTTTCCATCGTTCATAACAATCAGAAACAACGTCGTTACCTGTTTTATAATCACTACCACAAAATATTTTACCGTCAAACTTTCTGCTTGCCAATGGTCTTGAAATATATTTGTTTTCGTGAATATGCCCACAATACTCACATTTCCATTCGCCTTCTTTTATTAAGTCTATTTCGTGTTGATATAATGGGAAAATAACAACATAAAAGAATTGTGCTTGGTCTTTAGTTTCTTTTTCGTAAACTTTACCGTTTTGAAAAAATTGCGGATATTTTTCTAACAATATAGCCTTTACTTCTGCTTTGTCTTTAGCTTCTATTAATGGCTCTCTTATTACTTCAACAGTATCAAACCCCATATATTCATTAGGGTCTTTAAATGCTATTGACTTTACAACACGAATGAAAGCTTTGTAAAATCGATTACCATCTGTTTTCATATATTTTTTTATTTTAAAAAAATTAAACTTCCTCCTACCAAAAAACCAGCTCCAAACCTTAACCATCCATTCTGCCACCATTTTTGTTTTTCCTGCACTTTTAAAGTGTTCATAGAATTGACATTTATGCAAGAATTTGAAAAGACAGCTGAAACCGTTCCTTTTTTTCCTATAGAAAGGGTTAAGTCTGTCATCACTTCAAGCTTTTTTAAATTCATTTCGTCTTCATCTTTTAAATGCTCCAAAATCAAAGAAACGCAATCATTAGTCAGCTCATAGTCAGTTTTTCCGTCCTTTTCAACCGTTTTTTTCAGCTTTTCATTTTCTATTTTTAATGAAAAATTAACCTTAGACTGATACGCGACATCTTCACGTAATTGTGCATTTTCTTTTAAAACCTGCTGTAAAACTTGATTGTTTTCCTCAATCAAAAGCTTTTGCAGAACTATTATTTGATTTAAACTATCTTTTTTTTTCTCAAATTTCATTTCATTTTTATGAAAATCATTAAGAATTAGTGCGTTTCTGTCATTTTCGCATTTGTTGAAAAACACAAAAAAAAACATGAATTGCAATATTAAAATAATAGTTATTATTATATGTTTTTTCATTTGTATATTTAGTTTTTTATAAAAAAAACACACGAAAAATAAATCTTAAGTGCATTTTTTAAGGTAATTAAAAATAATAATTAATGCAATTTTTTTTTAAAAATTTTGTTGTAATCTATGAAAACTTGACGAACCCAAACAGGCTTCACGCTTTTATTTTCTTTGTATATCCCCTCCACGAGAGAGAAGACGATACAACCTATATTTTCTAGCATCTCAAGGCTTCTCTTAATAATTTTTATTTTTTGCTTCAATGCTTCTTTTTTGTTAGACAGTCTTTTATTCAAAAACTGCGTTTCTTTTTCGATTTTAGCAATTTCTTCTATTTCATCTTGGTATTTTTTTATCAAAAAAATTAAGACTTCTTTTTTGTATTCTTTTTTTTGCTCCATTTTTTTAAAAAGTTAAATGTTTGTAATGTTTTTGTAGAAAATTTCTTGCGTTTTCTACTTTTTTATATATTTTTTCAATATCCTCTTCGTTCTTAACAATTTCAAATGTTCTAATCCTGCGTTTAAGCGGTAAATCGTCAAATCTATGATTAAATCTAACCTTTTCTTCGATTTCCTCAATTGGAACGTCTAACATGTTGTAGCTTAATTTTTTAATTTCCAAATCCACAATCTGCTGTGGAGTATTCACTAATACATAAGCCAACGTCGCCTTGCTTAAGCCCGTAAGTGCCATATACCCCTGCATCTGCCAATAATACACACTCGGAACTTCAAAAAAAGGCATGGAAGGAAATGTGTATAAGTCCCAAGACGACTTTATATCAATAACACCAAACCTTTCCAAATACGACTTATTCCAAGGCACATAATCTGGCGTGCCAGCGATATATTTGTTTTCGTATTTTTTTTTGTCCTTTTCACTTTCATAAGGGAAATGCACTCCAAAATGTTCGCAAAACATAGTTATACCTTCAGTTTCTGACTGTGTACCTTTTTTCATGCAAGCAGTTTCAATGTTTTTCCGTCTTCCAGTTTCAAGCTCTATTGCTAAAGCATTAAGAAAAGTTTTCGTAGTTTCGCTCAGTTCTTGACTTTTGCTTCTAGGCTCTGTCATAAGACTGTGCAACGACGAACATCTAAATTTAATCATAATGTTTTCATTTTTTCTTCAAAAAAACTTTTCATGCTTTCGTATGTTTTTTCGTCCAAATCATTTTTTATAATTTCCAAATCTGATGCAGTCTCAGCTTTTTGGATAGCCCCGTAAATTCTCCTTTCTTCGTGAATTTTCTTAATTTCTTCTTCAGAAACCTCAACAGCTTCGGTGTAATTATTTGAATCAACATACTCAAATTCTGTCCCCTCGTCATTTTTACAAACAGCTTGATCTGCAGAAACCGCAATTTGCATCGCCTGTGTCAATTCTCCGTATGTGTTTAGCAAAGATTTAAGCACCGTCTTTTGACCCATCTTGTCAAAATCAGTTTGCCAAGGACTAATCGAGGAAGTAAAAGATTTTGAATATTTTTTTGCATGTTCTTCTACCTGTTTTTTCGTCCAATACTCTGTTTTAGTAAAACCATTTAGCATCTCGAAAAACGCAACATATCCAACAACTTTACCTTTGCCCTCTACGTCTTTTGTCTTTAAAATTCCGACAATCGGATCCCAGCTTTCGAATTGATTTTCATAAATCAAGCTGGAATTTATTGTCCTATAAAACCCGCTCCTAACCGCTAACGTAATAAGCCCTTTGTACCCAATTTGAAACTGTGCTTCTCCTTTATACGGGACGATATAAGCACGTCCCAAAGACGGTAGCACTGGTAAATCAAGTATAGCTGCAGTTGCAGCTGCGTTGTAAATACTTGTAGCATTCGCCGAAGCTAAAAGCTTGTTATTCGAAGACAACTGAATAACTGAAGTGATGAATTGAGTGCTTTTATTTCCAAGTAATTTTTGAAATTTTTCTTTGACATTCTCTTTTTCGAAAAAGTCTTTAGTTGTTATATTTGACATTTTATTATTATTTTATTTTATACAAATTTACAATTTATTTTTTAATTATCCAAATTTTTTGTTAATTATTTTTTTTTAAAAAAAAGAGAACCTAGAAACTCTTTTATAAAATAATAAAAAATGAATAAAAAACAAATACTAGGTTTTTTATGTTTAAAGTTAGCTTATTTTTTTTGTCTATACCACTCTTCTTTTGTGCAGGTTTGTTTATTTTTCTCAAACCAATCATCTAGTGGCTCTGATGAAGATTTGCGTTTTATATTTTCTTTGTGATTTTTAAAAGGCTTTAAATCTGTCAATTCAAAGTACCTTAAATGTTTTAACCTGTTTAAAATAAATTCTCTTTTGTTTTCTAAAAAAACAATCAAATTATGCTCATTTTCTTTGATTTTACCGTCTAAACTATAACCATTAAAAATCTTTTCGTACCAACCGATCACAGTTAAATCTACTTGGTTGTATTCTTCTACAGGAAATTGCTGATACACATCCTGCTCGCTAAAACCATCAACCCAAACATCTTGCATCCCTTCAAAGTCCACAGTAACAGTAGGCGTACGAATGATTTTAGTATTTTTGGCTATAAAAAAATAGCCTATTTTTGATTTGTTTTTTTCCATTTTTAAATATTTTCTACTGTTTTTTTTGCCCAATTTTTAAAAGAAATGAATTTGCTCTCAATCTCGTTAGCGGTTTCATTTTCTTGAGAAAATTGAGGTAATTCGAAACTATCAACCCACTCTGTAAGTTTGTTTTTTAATGGCAATTTTGCCAATCTTTCTGCTTCAACTTTTGCCTTTAATTCAGCTTGTTTTCTTTCGTTTTCCGCTTTAATCTCAGCTTCTTTTTTTGCTTTTAACTCCGCCTCTATTTTCTCTCTAGCTTCTTGCTCTGCTTTTAGTTTTGCTTTATTTTCGGCTTCAATTCTATCTGCTTCAACTTTCGCCTTAGCTCTTTCGTCTGCTAATTTTTGTTCGTTGGCTTTTCTTTCGGCTTCAATTTCCTTTTCTCTTTTCTCTGCTTCTGCTTTTAGCCTTTCATTTTCCAGTCTTTGCTCCTCTTTTACCTTTTCATCTTCTTCTTTAGCTTTTTTTATTCGTTTTATAAAGTTGTTAAAATCCACATCGCTTTGTTTGCCAAAATTTAATGTTTTTTCAAAATCAGACCAATAAGCAAAGTATTGGTATGCAATTTCTTTTCTTTCATTATGTAGTTTTAATATTTTTTCGTTTTCTAATCTTTCTTCTTCCGCTTTGCGTTCTGCTTCTATTTTAGCCTCGTAAGTAGATTTTAAGCCATTTAAAAAACTATCAAAACTTTCATCACTCATAGCCTCAAATTCAATTCTGTTTATTTCAGCATACTTTGAAACTTCATTAATGCGTTTTTGTGTTCGTAACTCTTTTTGTTCAGCTTCAAATCGTTTTACAAAATTTGCTTTCCATTCGGCTTTTTCTTCAATAGCTTTAAATTTGATTTGCATTACTTGTTTTGCTTTCAACCACAATTTATCTTCTAAATCAAATTCTGCTTTTAAGTTTTGCACTTCTTCACGTTTTGCATCAAAGATTTTTTCGGCACTTAACCGAGCTTGTTTTGAGTTTTTACGAGCAACTTCTGCAAGTTCAATACTCATTTTATCGTCAATGTCTTTTACTTCAATTGCGTCAACTTGTTTTTCCCAATCATCTGTCCCTGTAAAAATTTGTTGTAAAACATTTTGGACTTCTGCTTGTTTATTAGCCGAAACTTTTTTAGCTAATTCGTTCACCTCTGTTGGTAATGTGATAATTTGGACTTTCATTTTTATTTATTGTTTTTATTTTGACTGCGTTTTCAATATATTTTATTATCTTCCATTTTGTCTGTTTTTTATTAATTTTTTTTTAAAAAAAAGAGAACCCACAAAACTCTGAAGTTTAATAAAATAATAAAAAAATGAAAAAGATAATAGAAAGTGGGTTTTTTATATATAAAGTTAGGTTTTCTTTTTTTCGCCGTACCATTCTTCAACGGTACAAGTATGCTTGTTTTCTTCGAACCAATCGTGAATGCTTGTTTTTTTTTCGTTTTTCCAGTCTTCTGAATATCCAAGACCTGAAAGCTCATTCATAATCATTTTTCTGTTTGCTTCCAAAAAAACAATTAAATTATGTTCATTTTTTTTAATTTTTTTTTTCAAACAAAAACTCTGAAAGGTTTTTTCAAACCAACCAAAAACTAACGCGCTAATCTCGTTATATTTTTCTACTGGAATTTGCTCGTAAGGGTCGTTAGGCATAAGCCCATCAACCCACACATCCTGCAACCCCTCAAAATCTATAGAAACAGATGGTGTTGATATTTTTTTTGTGTTTTTCGGTATAAAAATATACCCTATTTTTGATTTTTTTTGTTCCATATTTTTATTATTTTATTTATACAAATTTACAAACATTTTTTTAAACTACCAAATTTTTTTGAATATTTTTTATTTGGTTTTTTTTATTTATATCATTTTCGAAGGCGTAAAGCAAATTTAAAAAATCTTCGACGACACAAAAAGCAATAACGCCGTCCATTTCTTGCCCCCATTTTTGGGTCATTATTTCTTTTACCTCCGAAAAAGCTTCAAATGAACCGAAATTGACGTCCAGAACCTCAAATTCAACACCAAAAGGTTTTTCTTCTTTTTTTTTAAAAGTTTTGATTGATTCTTTTATTTTTGCCTCTATGCTTCTGTTTTTTAAAAGTTTTTGAAGCGACAACATTTCTCTTTCTCCCATATTTTCTGATGAAAATCCTATATGTTTTATAACATTTTCCAAAATATTATTTCCAACATCTTCAAAAGAACCTAAACGTTTACCAGTTTTTTTATGAAAAACTTCAATTATACGGTGTCCTCTGTCTGTCCTTAGCATTGCTAAGGTACATAGTAGCATTGGAATACCTGCGAAACATAAGAATTGAACAGAACTGTAATTATTACTGTTTTCTAAAATTTCTCCATTCTCATTTTGTAACCTGTAAAAACAAGTTGTTTTTTTTGCTTTTATCATAAAATTATTTTTTTTAATTTTTCTGTGTAATTTTGAACCAAATTATCTATTTTTTCCTCCTTTATCATGCATGGAGCAGGGATTTCTCCAGCGCAATCCATACAATCGCAATTTGTGTTTTCTAAAGCTGTAAATTCAGCTTTGAAATCGGTGATTATTTCAGAAATTTCTTCCGCATCAGAGTACAACGTTTGTATCAAAAAATGCTCCAGCGTAATGTTTACTATTTCTTTTGTTTTTTCTGTTATTTTTTCCATTTTTTTTATATTTTATTTTATTAAACTACCTGCCCCACAAGGGGGCAACGCACTAGACCTAAAGCCTGTTTTACGCCGTCTAGTCGGCTTTTTTTTATTTCCAAACTTCTGCAGCGCTAACGATAGCCTTGTACGCATATCGTTTAGCTTCTTGGTGTTTTTTTTTGTCGCTCGAGTCTTCTAGCCAATCATAACACTCGCTGTCGCTGATTGTTGTTTTTACCTCTCTGCCCTTGTATTTAGCCGTAAGCAAATACCGACCATGATTTGTTTTTTTAATTTTTAATTCTATTTTCCTAAATGTTGCCATGTTTTTTTATTTATTTATTTATTTATCTACCATCACCGATTTTATATTAAATAAAAAGCAACTTTTTTTGCCGTATATTTCGTGCAATAGAAATAGCTGAAAATATATTCTGCAATTTCCTTTTCACTCCATCGGTTAAAATTATCAAACCCGCCATTCTCACGTATTTCTTTTAAAATCTCGTGCCATTGTTGTTTTTTTTCTTTTGTTTTCATTTTTTTATTTATTTATTATGATACAAATTTAAGAAGTTTTTTTGAAATAACCAAATTTTTTTGTAATTATTTTTTAACTGATTTTACTTCTTTTAAAATTTCAGCCCATTCTGACGCAGAAACATATTTTTTAACAATTACAGGCATTTCCGCTCCACATTCTCGAACCAAAAAAGCAATGTCGAACTCGCAGTCTGTCGCTTTCCTCCAGTTGCCGTTCAATAGATGTTGCACTAAAGCGTAACATTTCAGTTCTAGTAAAGAATTTGGGCTTGCTTGCTCGTTTTTTTCTTCGATTTTGTAGATTTCGTTAAAAAACTCAAAAGCAGAAGCGTTAAGGTAATCAATGTTGTTTTCTTCGTCTTTAATGAAGATTTTATCGCTTTTTTCATCAAAAATCAAATAATCTTGATCTTCAGTATGTCTGTTTGACCCTAAATTTCTTAAAGCTTGTCCGCCTACTAATATTTTTTTCATTTTATTTTCTTATTTATTTATACACAAATTTAAGAAGTTTTTTTGAAATATGCAAGTTTTTTTTCATTTATTTTTAAGTTTTTTTAAAAACCCTAATAAAATCAAGCTTTTTTTACTATAGAATTTAGGAAATTTACATCAAAATCACCAACAACATACGCATCAAAACCCATTGAACGCAGTTGTGAAAGACGGTATTCTTGCAATGGACGAGCTTTTGTTTTAGTGTCTTTTTTAACCTCAATAAAAACCGAACGTCCATTTTTTAATAATATAATATCAGGTAATCCGTTTATATTAGCCTTTATTATTTTTATCGGTAAAAAGCCATTTTTTTCAAAAAAATCTATTATTTTTCGCTGCAATTTCTGTTCTTCCATTTCCTGTTAAAAATAGACAAGGTATAATCTTTTTTCTGCGCCACAGCCTCGTATATTTCCTCTTCTATGCCTCCACGAGAAAAAACCCAAAAAACATTATTAACCGCCCTATCTTTAGTGCTTAGACGATCCCGAGCTTGCCAGTAGCTGACGGCAGAAAAATCAATGTTAAAGAACACTAAAGATTCCGCCTTCGACAAATTAACACCTTCACGACCTGAAGCAATCTGCAACGCAATACTTTTATTTGAAGAATTAAAATCGTCTAAGCTTTCTGTAACGTCTAATACACTTTTTATCGACTCCAATTCAGCCTTAAATTTGTAAAATAAGGCTATCTTTTTACCTTCAAAGTACTCTTGTATAAAACGAGCCTTGAAGTCGCTTAAAACGGAAGATTTTCCGCCCTCAAAAATAATAGTGCCACTACTAAGCTGGTGGGTCTTTTGCATTAATTTTACTGGCGTGTCCGCTAAGATCACGTCAGTCTTTCCCTGCACCACCTTGTCTCTATGTAAGCGTTCTATTATTTTTTTTATATGCAATGGCATATCTACGAGCAAGACTTCCTCGTTTATTTCTGTTGAAAACCCAGCCTCTTTTTGAGTGTACGTAATGAAGTAGTCATTTAATACCTCTAATATTTCGTCTTTTTTAGCGTTCGAGTAGTCGTTGATAGTGCCGTGAGGCAGTTTTTTTGTACGTTTAATAACGTAATCGTTCGCCCACTTGTAAAAATTAACATATTTTGAAAAAGGAGAAAAATCGGTTAGCGAAAACTGGTGAAAAAGCTGTGAGTAACTTTCAGGGCAAGGAGTACCGCTCAGGCATATCACCGGCAAATGCGAGAAAAAAGCTTTGAATTTTTTTTGTCCTCCACTTGGCTTCGGGAACGCACCAAATTTGTGCGCTTCGTCGTTGATGACAAGATCAGGGACAATCTTATGTTTGTGCATTGACTCCGTGTTTATTACTTCTAGCTCGAAAAAAGCACTATAATTAAAGCTTTCATAATCTTTTTTTATCGAATCGACAGCTTTTTTTTTCGTTATGAAAAGCACTTTTTTTGCACCGTATAAACGTGCGGTTTCTAACGCCATTAGCGTTTTTCCTGTCCTTACCTCCGCAGAAATATAGACAAAGCCTAGTTTTTTTAACTTTTCGCAAGCCGTAAATGCTATTTCTTGTTGGTACGTTCTTAATTGCATTTTTTTTATTTTATCTCAAAAAATCTTCCGAAGCTATCTTGCGAAGATTCATAATTTTTCCCTAAAAAATCAGCGTAAGACTGTATCCATTGATTATATTTTTTTCTCGACAAATGTTTAAAATCTGGATTATCAAGAACAAAATCTTCGTAAGACTTACCTTTATAAACCCTTGTTTCTAAAGGTATTTTGCTGTCTTCACAAGCCCATTCAACGAATTCAAAGCTTGTTTCTTTAATGAATTTACGTTTCTGAAGATTTTTAAAATTATTTCTTAAAAGACCCCCTAATAAAAAAACCTGAACGCAAATTATCATGAAATTATCAAACTTCATCCATTCTTGAGCGTCCCAGTCATCGAATAACATTCGTTTAAACTCGTCCAATGGTGTATATTCAGCGCTAAAGTATGAAGAGAACTCGTATTCGTGTTTACGTCTTTCATGCGACCCGCCTACCCCTCCTATGGTGTAATTAGTCGTAATTAGTATTTTTGGACTCCTCTGAACTGGGATTTTTATGGCATCTTTATTCTTTTTTTCAATAGTGATACCCTCTGTGATCACAGAAAAAAGATTCTCAAAGTTGAAGTTTTTTTTAACGTCGTCAAAAAGAAGTACCTGCGTGTCTGCTTGCACTAACTGGTACGGAAATGACTTATCAAATGAAAAATGCTTACCGTCTATGCTAACCATTTTCTTCATTTTTCCTATCGCGGAGCAAAAAATCCCCTTACCACTGCCTCCGTTGGGGTTCTCACTTATAACCTCATCATTCAGTATTATAGCCCTATTTTCGCTTGAATTTTTAAAAGAATGGAGGAGGTATCCTGCCAATGCACCGAACGAATTAAACCGATCCTCATTTGCTCCGCTTATTTTTTTTAAAAAAATCTCAAAATCACAACCAGTTGGATCGCAAAAATCAAAAATACGCTGTATTACTTGGTTTTTCCACACGAAACCGTCCAAGTCTAAATAATCAATCTTTTTTATTTCTTTTTTTGAAATTTCAACGGAGCAATTTAAAAAATACAGGTAGCAAATGTCTTTTGTGTCTTGTTTTAATTTGATTTCTATAGTATCTAAAAAACTTAAATAATCCTCTTTAAAAAACTTTGTCGAGTTCGCCATATAATCATAAGGCAAAACACCTATTTCGTCCAATTTGTCAAATAAATAAGCCAAAACGAAGTCTTTGATTTGTACAGCTCCGCAGTCTTCAACCAAATTTTCACAAACTTTAACAAAAATAAAACTTTCACCTTCTTCGGGATAAAATTTAAAATACCCGTTTTCTTGTAAAAATAGCTTGTATTTATGCGGATGAACCGCAACTTTGCCTTTTTCGTTAATTTCCCAAAAATTAACAGCAGATATGTTTTCTTTTATTTTTGCAAAAAAATCACCTGTGTGCGGTAATTTTAAATTTTTAGAAATCTCTTTAATGTTCTGACCGCTTTTGATTGATTCTTCAATTTTTTTCTTTTTGTAAGAATCTTCAAAAAATTTCGTTCTAAAATTCGCAGTGTTTCGGTATGCCGATTTTATTACGTCTAAAATTTCGCGTTCGCCGAAATCATGGCAAACGAACTGCATCGCTACTCGTTCAGCTTCGAACTTATCTACCCCAAAATCATTAAATGCAGAAGCGAGTTTGAACAAATTTACGTTCCTTTGTCCGTTTGCCATTGAATAATTTTCGGAAAACCATTTTAATAATTTTTTTATTATTTCTCCTTCATTCTCAAGTGGAATGCTAGGCAAAAGAACCCCTATTTCTTTATTTTTAATATTTATTTTATCAAAAATAAAAGAATCATTATTTTTATATATAAAAGGGTCGTAAGACTCAAAGCATACCCTACTTATATTCGAGCACTGCCTGTCGAAGTTAGGAGAATTAAAATAATCACCCAATGCTTCAAAGTAATCCTTGTGTTTTTCTTTGTCTGGAGGTACTTTAACCAGTACCTTTAGCCCATTACCGCTTGGCGACAAAAAACAAGCGTAAACATACTTATTTTTTTCTAATTTTTCTCTTTCTTTTCGCAGCTCTTCATCCGAGTTATATTTGTCAAAATCAAGGCAAATAAGCCCTGAATGTCTAATTAAACCCAAATCATTACGAGCTTTGAAAGTCCCCGAAAAACAAATTGAAGGAAGCATCTTTTTTAAATCTGCTATATTTTTTGCTTCCTTCTCTTTTCTTATTTTTTCGACTAAATCTTTACTTTTTCCGTTCTTGATCCTCGAAAAAACATAATCCACATCGCGAACGAACCCTGCGGACGTCTCGCGTATATTTTTGTAAATCGTTACTTGCATTTTTTTATAAAAAAAAGTAGCCTCAGAGCTTGCCCTCCCCTCGGCTACTTTTTAAATGCTTTTAAAATACCGGGCAAGTATTGAGAACAAAGTTACTAACTTATTTTTAACTTGTCAAGCTTTTTTTCAATTATTTTTATTACCTTAAAAAACCATTATAAATACTAGCGTATCCCACATTGTCCCACATTATCCCACATTATCCCACTTCTATCCCACATTTAAAATAAAAAAAACCGCATAAATACTAGCATATCCCACATTATCACATTTTTTTGATCAAAAATAAAAAAAAAATGATTTTTGTTTTTTTAGTGTTTTTTTTAAATGGATTTTGATTTCAATGTGACAATGTGGGATGTTATAGTATTTATGCGGTTTTTGTAAAAAAATTAATAATTATTAAAGCGTCATAAAAATGGGATAAATGTGGGATATGGAAAAATATTAAAAAAAATTAGTTATTACAAAAATTATTTGTAAATTTGTGTTGAGATGATAAAAGAAGCACAAGTTAAGGGAATAACTTGAGCAGTAATTGAGGTTGTCTCAATAAATTTAAAAATAGAACAAAACGTTATTTGCATTTGATTTATCAAGTGTTTTTGGCGTTTTTTTAAAAATCAAAAAACAATCTTCAAATTTGCTTAAAAACATTAAACCAATTGCATTCACTTCAGAACCTAGTTTTTTTTCATAACAGGTATAGAAATCAAAAAAAAATCGTAAATTTGTGATGTAAGAGTTTTTTTTCATATTAATTATAGGTTAAATTTTTAAAAATCCACTTTAAATTTATTTATTGTGGTTTTTTTTTATTAAATTTGGTGAAAATCAAAAAAATATGAAATTAGAATTTTTACAAAAAAACGAAATAGAAGGCGAAAAAAACGGATTTTACGAAAATTCGACAAGAAACAACGCGAAAAAATATTGGTTTGATTTGCTTGTTGAAGGCAAAGAAAGTATATCCTTTGGCTTCGATGCGATCGAAATTTTCAAAATACAGCAGTATATGGTTAATTTCCACGTTAAAGCCGAGAAGTTAAAAAACGAAAATGAAGCGTTAGACAAAAACGAAGCTTTTCTACTTTTTAACAAATTTTTAGGCGAAAATATAGTTGGTTTGCAAAATTTGATCTTCAAAAACATTCCCCACCAAGACGTACAGGAGAATTGGGTCGATCCAAATAAAGCCTTTAATTTCTTCAAAGATTTGAACGAATTTGAAATCATAGCTTTTTTAGAAGAAAAAGTTTACGAAATAACGCAAGATGCGTATATTTTTTACATAAACAAAGCAAAAAAAAAAGAACCGATGAAAGCAGAAAAAACAGAGATTTAGAGGCTTATTTTGATGTTTTCTATTTCATTTTGAACAGGCAAAAGCCTGTAGATATAGAAGAACTCCAAGATATGCCAGAATATGTGACAGCTGTGTTTAAGTTTATTTCGCATGCGTTCGAGAACGCATTGATTAGTTTTTACAACAAAATAACGCCAAAAAAATAAAAAACCTATGAACGGAGTAGATTTTGCGATTAATTTAAAAGATAATTTCGCCCAGTCTTTGAAGAAAATGGACAATGCGATAACTTCCACTTTTGACAAACTTAAAAAAAACAGTAAAAAATTAAATAAAGATTTTTCCGATTTAGGCGTCACCATTGCTGGCATCGGAACTATAGCCTTCACAAAAAAAATCATTGATGCAACTGCCAATGTTGAAAAAATGCAAATACGCCTCGAACAAGCTTTTAAGGGTGATTTTGGAGCTGGTTTTGGAACCAAGTTGTACGAGGATATCGTACGTGTGCAGGAAAATTCCGAAATTGGACGGCAAACTTTCGTTGATTATGCTATTAAAATGAAAGAGGTTCAAGATCGTTCTGGTGATCTGTCCGATACCTTAAAACGTCTTTCCGATATTTCGCAAGGCAATGAGGGTTCTTTTTCCACGCTTGCAGATAGTTTGACAAAGCTTTCTAAAGGCTTTGCCTTTACAGAAAAAGACTTGAAAAGCTTCACGTTGTTAGGTTTTGATCCACTCGTTGAAATATCACGAGAAACAGGCGAAAGCATGGCGAAATTGCAACAAAAGTTGAAAGACGGTCAAATTGGTTTCGATCAAATACAAATGGCGATACGTAAAGCTACGAGCGAGGGCGGAGACTTCTATAACCTTTCCGATCAAATCGCTGGTATCTTTGGCGAACGACTAAATACGCAAATAGCACGTTTTCCTGATATTATGGCGAAAATGGGGAAACCATTGACGCAGAAGCTAGAGCCTTTATTAGGTTGGTTCGAAAAATTCACCGATAAAATCATGGACGGAAGCATTGATTTAACAAGGTTCACAAAAGTTATGTCTAATTTTACACTCGTAGCGTTAGGCGGAGTGGTTGCTATGAAAGCTTTTAATTTGGTGATGTCGCTTAATCCATACGTCGCAATCGCTACATCTGTAGCACTTCTAGGCTCGTACTTGTATGAAGCTGTGAATTGGAGCGAGCGTTTTTCTAGTATTTGGGAAAATTTCAGCTCTGGGAGAATCGGAGAAGGAATTATGAGTGTCGGCAAGCTAATAATGGAGATGATCACTAAGCCAATACTCGCTTTGTTAGACACTTTGACGTCGATCATACCGGGAGATTTTGGAAAAAAAATAAACAACGATATAAAAAAAGCTATATTTTTTAATGATAAATTTTATGCACCGAAAAACGACGTGCAAAAAGTATCTGTAACGCCTGCCGTCGAGCCAATGAAAAGAAAAACAACAACGGAATTGATCCGAGAAATGGAGCTAAATCAGGACGGACAAAATCAATCAAATAGAGTAAGTAGCGGTGGCATTCAGACCTTTAATTTGTCCATACAAACTTTGATTGGCATGAACGTTGGCACGTTACAAGGGGGCGATATAGACGATAAAAAAGTAGCAAAATCAATTGAAATAGCTTTGCTTCAACAACTCGCGCAATTAAAAGGAAATTAACGAAAAATGAACAAAAATACAACTTTACTAGGCGTTATCATCGAATTAATCGAAAGACAAATCAACAAATTTTTGCCATCGGCAATTGCCGTTGATCTTGTCGAAATTAAAGAAATAAATGAGACCGAATTGAAAGCAAAAGTACAAAGCCTTGAAAGTCAGGGGGAGTATTTCGTAGATTTAGTAATTGACAAAGAAAAAAAAACAGCATGGATAAAACCGAAAATAGGATCTACTGCTTATGTAACCAGTAACAATGGTGTCAAATTTTTTTGTCTTTTTAGTCAGATCGAAAAAATAGTTATAGGGGACGGATCGACAGAGCAGGGAGTTATAAAAATCAAAGAACAGCAAGATAAATTGAACGAGTTAAAATCAACGGTGAATGATTTGATAACTAAATTTAACGATTTACTTTCGAATTATAAAACACATAACCACAATCACCCTCAAGGTGCGACAACTGGATTATTAGTGCCATACACAGGCACGAACCAAAGTAACGCAGCGGATTTTAACAAAGCAGATTACGAGCTAACAGATATAATTTTAGTAAAATATTAGAAAAAAAATGAGCAGTTTAAAATTAAAAAGATACGATGATGCGGAAGCGTTTGATTTTGCAATAGAAAATGGGAGCTTTGCTTTTGCTGATGATTCGACCGATAAAGTAACAATGGCTTTACGTCTTGTTACAACGCAAAAAGTCAATGATTTAGGAGAAGATATAGAAGAATTAGGTGGAGAATTGCTGATTGACGATACTTTTTTTACAAGGATTGAAGATTTTATTAACACTTCTTTAAGTGATAACATTGATGCGGTCAAAAATGAGGTCGAAACAGCGATGAATTATGTTGGCGTTAATTTACAAGACTTGAATGTTGTTGATCAACAAAACAATGTTTTTGTCGAAATAACGCCAGTAAATGGCGAAACAATTAACGTTAATTTTTGATAAAAAATGTTAAGATTAAATTTACAGGTAACAATCGGTAATTTTCGATTGCCAGCTATTACGGAGATACGTATTGAAAGCAGTCAAGATTTACTTTTAGATTTTGCGTCAATCGAATTTTACGGTTCGAAAAAAGACACAAAAGGCAAAAAAATACTTGATTTTATCAAAAACGGTGATGATGTTGAAATCAAGCTAGGATACAATGATAATTTAAACACCTATTTTAAGGGTTTTTTGACCCAAATTGCGACTGGAGGTGATAAAGTACGTTTGGACTGCTTAGATGAAGGATATGCGTACGCAAACCTCTCTACAACGAAATATTACAATATTCAGAAAACTACTTTTAAAAAACTTCTGAACACCATAGCTCCAAGCATACCGCTTAACGTGGCGGATGCAGAAATAGGTGATTGGGAAATTCAAAAAGACGTTCAAATTTTTGAAGTCATCGACGAAATAAAAAGTAAAATAGGCGTTTTTCCGTATTTTCGAAATGGCATTCTGACGATGGGGGTAGTGGACGTAAACGCAACATTTACAGCTGATTTTCAGAAAAATTGCCCTAGCACAGGCGAAGATAATAAGCTTGAGGTAAGCTTTGGATTGAACGCAGGAACGCACGTTAAAGGTATTAGTCGAAGTATTATTAACGGAAAAACAGGCATAATCACAAGCTACTATTCCGATGCAGGCGTAAGCTCAAGCAAGCCGAACGGAACAACAATTGGAACGGTTGAAATACCAAATTTAACATTAGAAGAGTTAAATAATTTATTAAAAATTAAGTATGAAGCCATAAATACAAAAGGTATAGTAGGTGATATTACTACTTATGGCGAACCAAAAATATTACATGGAATGATATGTAATATAGTAGATATATATAGATCAGATATTAACGGAACACAAGTGTATATTAATGCAGTCGATACTTTTTTTAATAATACCGACGGTTTTAAACAAAAAATACAATTAGGAAAATTAAAATAAAACCCTATAATAACATAGGGTTTTTAATTTTATCCACCTACTTTTTTTCTCACGTATTCGAAATTAAAGGTTAAAGGCTGTGAGCCGTTTTCTTTTGAAATTTTTGAATTATCCGTTTGAAATGTAACATCTGAAAAAATCGTAATTTTTTGCGCTGCTGGACCTGCTATAATGTCGTTATAGATGATAATATTTACTTGTTGGTATATCTCGTGAATATTCGGCAAAGAATAATCTAAATTTCGCAAAATTGCAATAGGATTATTTTTAAAAACAAGGTCGCACAGCTCGTAATAATCATTCTGTGTCATTGTCATCGTTCCAGTTTTGCGAACCGCAATATTCCTTGATCTACTCGTTGGCTCACCGTTGTACGTCCTGCCGTCGTAATTCATCGTATAGTGGTCATCGGTAGTGGCATCTTCGATATACAAAGAATTTCTTTGAAAAGTTATGTTTGGAGAACCAAAAGTCAAGCCAAGCAATTGCAAGCTCACCTCTCTATTCGAGGCATCAGGCACCTGATCTAAAGCCATTTTTTTATATTTTTTTAATATTATTTAACTTTATTTTACTGTAAAAAAACTGAAATACGGTTTGTTATTGTTCGGATTGCACCTTTGTAGCG